TAGAATTTCAATGCTTTGTCAAGTCGTATTCTTCCGAAATCTTGGCGGCTTCTTCGTCCGAGATGTGCGGGCGAAAAAGTTTGCCGTATCCGAGCGCGGCAAAGATGCGCTCGATGGCGAGGATCTGTTCCTCTTTCGTCATCTCTTTTGTTTCAATTTTCATACGAGTAGTATAGCGGCAAAACGCGAGGAGCGCAAGGTTTATTTTCGGAAATCTTTTTTGACCGAAGGCTCTCTGATACGCTTGAGGGAACCAGCTCTTGAACAGGAAGTGCTGCTCAAGTCGACTTTCGTCTCATCCCAAACGCACCAGAGAACCTTCGACTGCCAATAGAATACCACAAATCCGCGCGGACACAAGGTTTTTTTTCGGAAATCGCACGATTCTTTTTCGCACGTTTGGTGCGATGGTTGGCACGCTACTTGCTATCTCAGAGTCGTTGTAAGTCGTTGACTATCAAGCACTTGCGCGGGGCCCCCGCGTAAGTCGTTGACTATCAAGCACTTACGCAGGTCGAGGCCTAGCAAGAAGCGCGCCAACCTTTCGGCTGGCACGGCGATTGCTTAGTAGTCGCTTGATGGGTCATAGTCCCCGTCGTCGGGATACATATGACCCTCATCGTGATACACCTCCTCGGAGGAGACGTGCGCGAGAGGCGCGGTGGCCTCCTGCGGGTTGAGGTTGGAGTTAGGGTTAACCATAGGTTCAGCGTTCATCATGGAAAAAGAATACCACGAAACGCGAGGGGCGCAAGGGAATTCGCAAGGTATTTTCAGAAAGATTTTTGCGAAAGTTGTTGACGAAACGCGCGCGGCGTGGTATAGCGGCGGTCGTTGTAAGTCGTTGACTATCAAGCACTTGCGCGGGGCCCCCGCGTAAGTCGTTGACTATCAAGCACTTACGCAAGGTGCGGGATAGCAAGAAGCGTGCCAACGTGAGGTTGGCACGGCGATTGCTACCTAGCTGCGGTCGATTCCCATTCTGCGATTACGCGCGGCATGAGAACGTGCAGCACGTTTGGCTTGCTGCTTTTTCCATATAGCGTAGAACGTAGGGTCGTGGAACAGAGCCGCGAACTTTGCGGCATCGGTCACGATAGGGGTTTCGGTTTGGGTGATTTGCGTTTCAATTTTCATGCTGTAAGTATAGCTGAGAGGGTGAGACATCCGCTGTCCTACCCGAAAGATTTCTGCGATTTATTTCAAAAGCCTAGCGATTGCGATGAAGGAGGTTTCATGCGGCATCTGGCCGCAATGCTCACAACGGAGCGTTCCGTTGTCGTCTCTAACCTGGTGCAGAGGGCTGGAGAAGTAGGGGCTGCCAGCGAATACGCAGAAGTGACGCACAGCCGCAATTTTCGCTTCCGTGGTTTCAATCTCGACCCCGTTCAATTTCGTTTTCATGCTCAAAGAATAACAGAAACCGAAACGAATACAAGAAAAATCGCAAAGTATCCCCCCCCATTTTTGAAAAATTTCGGCACCTAAAGTCGCGTAATAGGGCGGGGGGGGTTAAAAATCTATCTCTCCCATCCTATAAAACCTTCCTTTTAATCATTACTGCTCCCCTTGGGTGCAACGGGGGCATTTTTCTAAAAACCAATACCTTTTGCATTCCTTAATAACCCCTCAAGTCAAAAATTACGGGGAGCCTATGAAATCTAAAATTGCTTTTGATTTGTGCCTTGTAGAATTGAGACACAGATTAACTAAACCATCATTCCTGTGGAATATTAATATCTTTGCCGCATTTTATAATTGAGATAACCTCTCTAAGTTTCGGCTCAAATAAGATTCCATATTCATTATACACTCGGCGTCTTATAATAAGAAAATATGTCTAACAAAAACAATTCTAAGAAAGACAAGCCGAAGAAGGACACCTCTCCGTTTGTTTATCAAAGGGACAAGCTTAGAGATGGATTGACTATCAAGGATTTAGAATGGACTGAAAAACAAAAGTCATTTATCGAGCTGGCTTCTGATAAAAATATAAAATTGATAATGGTTAAAGGTCCCGCTGGTTGTTCTAAGACTGTTTTGTCAACATACTGCGCGCTAAAATTGCTATCAGAGAAAAAAGTGTCTGATATTACTTACATTCGTTCGGCTGTGGAGTCTTCCGACGCTAGTATCGGTTTTTTGCCTGGCAGCGCTGAGGAAAAAATGGCCTTTTACAATCTTCCTTTTATGGACAAGCTGGATGAGTTGCTTCCCAGATGCGAAGTGGATAAGATCATGAAAGAAGAGCGGGTAATTACTTTTCCTATAAATTTCTGTCGCGGCCTTAACTGGAATACTAAGGCTATTATTGTAGATGAAGCGCAAAATTCGTCGCTAAAAGAAATTGTTACAATCCTAACTCGCATCGGCAAGTTCTCGAAGTGTTTTGTCCTAGCTGATCCAGACCAAGCTGACCTTCCTTACGGCAAGCAAGGTGGATTTGATAAGCTTTTCAATCTATTCTCAGACGAAGACAGCAAAAACAACGGTATTGCCACTTTCGAATTCAACGAAGACGATATAATGAGATCAGAACTAGTGAAATTTCTAACCAAGAAGCTTAAGACTTTGAAGAGCCAGTCTTAAGTATTTCGCGCTTGTATTTGCTAAACTCTACCGAGTTGATTTGCTCATGCTTGACGTAGGAAATCTTCTTTACGCTCTTATCTTTAAAGTAGTATTCTAGGCCTTTTAGATTTTCTAAATCAATCTTCCCTACTATATATTCCACGAACAAACAATTGCCATCTTCAGGAAATTCTGCCTGCTGTCTTTTGTCTGAGAATTCTGAGGCGTCGTCGAAATCTTTTATTTGCATTATATGGAAGAATAACATATATTCTGGCTGTATGACCACTTTGCCTTTGTAGTTTTTTATAACATTTAAGTAATATTGCAGCACTTTGCTTTTTATATCTTCGGTATTCCTGATAACGAATTCGCTTTTAGGCTTGTATTTAATTAATAAGTCTTGGTTTTTTTGGAAAAGGTTTATTTTTTGCTCATCAGAAAGAGATGAAAAATCCACGACTGAAATATTATTATCCATATACTTATTATTGTAAAACAAGGATTATCTTAGTATAATTCATTATGAAAAGCAAATACTGCTCAAAGTGTGGAACAGAATGTCTCGTATATAAGGCTAATTTTTGCAATTCTTGTGGAGCGCCGTTTAACAATGCCATTGCCGCTAAATTCCCCACCCCTGAAAACGAAATCGTCGTAGACGAAGATGGTTCTATAAATTTAGCTTTGGCAAAAAGAACAAAACAAATAGACTTTGAAGTCGTAGTCCCTTTCGAAAAACAAGATGGCGCTTCTTTAGGGGAATTAATGTCACAATCTGAAAAATAACCTCAAATACGAAGACAACTTAACCCTAATTGATGCCGAAATTAAAAAACGGCGCAATAAGTGGCTTTTAACTAGGTTTTCTGGCATAGATTTTGACGACATCTCTCAGATTATTAAAATACATATTTTTAAAAAATGGAACCTATACAACCCAAGCAAAAAGATAGAACCCTGGATAAACACGATAATATCCAACCAATTAAAAAACTTAATAAGGAACAATTACGGGAATTATTCCAAGCCGTGCGTAAGATGTGGAGCCGCAGAAGCAAACGATAAATGCGCTATTTATAGCGAGCAATGCGCCGCGTGTCCGCTCTTCGCTAAATGGGAAAAAACCAAAAAAGCAGCCTTTAATCTAAAGAGATGTCAATCTACAGACGAGAATCAGAACACCATAGCAAACCAAGAAGATGAATCCTACGCGTTAGAAAAAAATATCCAAAATCTGAACGAAAAAATGCATTTGTTCTTAAAACCTAATGAGCACAAGTTCTATATTTTATTCTATCTAGAAAAGAATACCGAAGAGACAATAGCTAAGAAAATGGGCTTCAAGACGGGAGAGAAAAATAGGAAGCCAGGATATAAGCAAATCCAAAATATCAAAAAGAATATTATTAAGAAAATTAAGAAGGCTATAGCGGATGGAAAGATAGATATCTTTTAATATGGATAAAATTGCTTTAACAGATGAACAATCTAGGAGAATTTTGGAGCTATGGAACAATCCAGACAGCTCTAAGATTCCGGGTATTAAAGAATTGACTGCTATTATTTTTCCTGACGTTTCGGAAGAAATGAAAGACGGCCGGAGCGTTTACGGCAGGACAATCCGAGCCTTCTTAGCTGAACGTAATCTAAAAGCGAGAGCAACAAACGAATACCAAGCTAAAGAACGTGTTGACTTGAGTGATGAGCAGAAAGAGTTTATTCTAAAAAATGTTTCTACGATGAGTTCAGTAGAGTTAGCTAGGATGCTTTTTAAAAATGAGACTCTTACTAATTTAAATATTGAAGCGCGGATTGTTAATGACTATATAAAGACCCTCTCCAATATAGTAGCTTACTCTACTACTGAAGAAGTCCCCGATGGAGAGTATCGGCCGCCCAAGACGCCAGACAGAATCCTAGCAAGGATAAATAAGTATGTTCTTGATGGTATAGATAAAGATAAGGTAACCCCGCAGCAGAGAAAAGAAATGACCTCGCTAATTTCTTACTTGCACACTTATCGATTCTTACATCAAATCAATTCTTACTCCTCCCAGGGAGATAGAGATCTTTTTGAAAGCTCTTTTGTAAGATATTGCTACGATAAATCCGATCTAACGCAAGAAGAAGTGGATCAATACATAATTCTTTGCACAGAAGTAGTTATCTCATCTAATATCCAGCAGACTATTCAGATGATACAAATGCAGATCGACGCTCAAATCGAATCTGATGGGAAAATCCCGATGACATTAATCGAAGCTTCTAATAGTGCTAGAAACGAATATAATCAATGCGTTACTCGGCAGCAGAAGCTATTGAATGACTTGAAAGTCAAACGTAGTGACCGTTTAAGTAAGAATATTAAAGAAAACGCGAGTATATTAAATTTAGTTTATCTTTGGAAAGAAGAAGAGACTCGGAAGAAGATGATTAAGTTGGCGGAAAATAGAAAAGCCTCCGTCAAAGAAGAGATAGATCGGCTAATGACAATCGACGAAATTAAATGCAAGATCGTTGGCCTATCAGAAGACCAGATCTTACATGAGTAGCGTTTGCAAAATTTGTTCTGAGGAGTTTGAGTCGGATGGAAGCCTTCATAAGCATCTAAAGGTGCATAAATTGAGGGTTATAGAATACTATCAACAGCACCATGCTCGTTTTGATATGTTCGATGGTAAGATTATCAATTTCCGTAATAAAGAACAATACCTAAGCACTGATTTCAATTCTAGAACTAATCTAAGGATGTGGATTAAAGCTAGTCTCCCAGAGGTGGTAAGAGATTACATCTATAGCATATTAATAAAAAGAAAAGAGAGAAAAAATCTAACTTACTCCCTCTCTCAAGTTGAGCTCCGCTCCTTGGTGATGCCTCCTGTATCTATCTACAACGAAATCTTCGATGACTACTACGATCTTTGTGAGCGGTTGGGCTTTAAGAATAAATATGATAATTTTTCAGACATTATATCTAGCTTCGTTTATGACGACTCTTACAAAATATACGTTGACAGCAGGGAACAGAAACCTTTAGTCTTTAAAAGACCAACCGAAGTAAAAGGATTGAAGTTTGGAGATTACGCTTTCAGTGATAAAGATGCAACTTGTAATTGCTACATAGAAAGGAAGTCTGTTTCTGATCTTATTGGCACCCTAAGCGGCGGATACGAACGGTTCTTGCGTGAGATTGAACGTTCGGTGGAAAATCAAGCAAATCTTATTGTTTTAGTCGAGGAGTCTTTGAGTAATTGTTTAAATTTTAATCATCTTCCTCACGTTTATCAAAAAAATACAAAGGTAACACCTGAGTATATTTTTCATAACGTAAGAGAGATAATTCAGAAATATCCCTCTGTTCAATTTTTGTTTGTAAAAGGCAGAAAAGAAGCCTCAAGAATTATCGAGCGGATCTTTACTTGCGGGTGCGCCTACAAGAAAATTGATTTACAATTTGCGTACGATACGGAAAGGTTATAAATGTGGATTTGCCCCGATAAATATAAAAGGAAAATCGTTAATGTAAACGAAGAGCTTTCCCATCTAAAAGGCACCCTTTTAGACAAAGAAGCTAAAATCACATTAGCAAGGTTCCTCAAGGCCAATATCGGGTTGACGACTGAGTTAATTTCCGGTATTAAATTGGCTCCATATCAAGAGATTGCGATTAAAGGAATGATGCAAGGAAATTTCTCGATGTTAGTTTGGGGTCGTGGGCTTTCAAAAACATTTTGCGCTTCGGTATTTTGCTTTCTACAATGCATTTTTGAGCCAGGAACAAAAGTGTTAATCGCCGGGCCTACTTTTAGGACAGCGAGAAACATTTTTAATATTGTAGAAAAATTTAGCGAATCAAAAGGAGCAGAGCTTCTTCTACAATGTTTCGGCGCGAAATCTAAGCGAGGTGATGAATTCACTTGGGATATCAATGGCGGTTCAATTAAAGCTATTCCTCTGAATGGTGAAAAAATTCGAGGTTTCCGTGCAAATGCACTAGTATTAGACGAGTTTCTTCTTTTGCCAGAAGATATTATTAAGAACGTATTAATGCCTTTCTTAGTCGCCCCTCAGAATATCAAAGAAAGAATGCAGGTAAGAGAAATCGAAGACGGGCTCATAAAAGAAGGAAGAATGAAAGAGGAAGAGAGGATGGTATTCGAGAACAATTCAAAAATGATAGCTCTTTCTTCTGCGAGTTATACATTTGAAAATCTCTATAGGACATATCAGGAATGGATGGCTAGAGCCTCCGATGAAAATGAAACGGAAGCTAAGTATTTCGTATCTCAAATGGGCTTCGAGGCTGCTCCACCAGATATGATAGATAAAACTATTATTGAAGAAGCTCAAAATGGCGGAAGTTCTAATTCTTCTTTTCAAAGAGAGTATTGCGCTCAATTTACCGACGGAAGCGATAGCTATTATAGCTTTAAAAAGATGGAGGAATGTACTTTGAAGGATGAGCGGCCACACACTCTAGTAAAAGGCACTACCGACAAGAAGTATATTTTAGCTATCGATCCTAACATGAATGAAAGTCCCTCTGCTGACTATTTCGCCATGTCTGTTATGGAATTGGACGAAGAAAACAAGCAGGGCATACTAGTTAATTGTTATGCTGGGCTTGGAAGCTTGAGTAATCACGTCAAGTATTTCCATTACTTATTAACAAACTTTAACATAGTAATGATTATCTTAGACAATGCTGGTTCTGACACCTTTATTGACACTTACAATAATTCGGAGTTTATAAAGAAAGAAACAGATAAGGTTAGGACATTTGATTTCAATTCCATCGCTGAAGGAATGGATTACGAGATTCAATTGCGTAATGCACGCGCGAAGTATAATCAGGAGAGTAGATGCATAGCCTTTCCCCAAGTCTTTGAATCTGAGTTTATCAGAAGGTCTAATGAAAAATTACAAGGAGATATCGACTACAAGAGAGTATGGTTTGGATCAAGTACTTGCGGTAATGAGGCATTTTTTAATGAGTCCTCGGCAGTCAAAGTGCCGTTAGAGCTGCTTCTTCCGGAATCGAAGAAGGATTGGAGCTTTATAGACATCCTAGAAGAGCAGGATAATTTAATCTACCAGACCAAGAAACAGTGCGCGCTAGTTAAATTCACCACTACAGCAAGGGGTAATCAGGGGTTTGAGCTTCCACAGCATTTAAAAAGGTCAAGCTCTCCTAATAGGGCCAGAAAAGATAATTACACGACCCTGGTTCTGAGCAATTGGTTAGTTAGGTGTTATTTTGACATAATGAAATCTCCAGAAAAAACTGAAGAAGGTTTTAGTCCAACTATGATTTATTAGTGTAATAAAAGAAAAGGTAAAAGGCCATGCCTGATAATTTAATTAGAATCAAACAGTTAGATAAACCAGAATTATCTGGTTTTATTTATAGCGCACTTTCTGGTAGGACTCTAGAAATAACTTCCGAGCAACTTAAATTCAGTGGAAATTTTTTGCCAACTACCAGTGGCAAATATTCGTTAGGCTCTCCCTCTCTTCCCTTCGATCACGTCTATACTACTAGTGGAATTTTCTTTAACAACGCTGTATTAAGCGTGGTAGATGGAGATTTAAGATTAAACGATGTTTCTGTAACGGGAGACTTAGGAGTAGGGGTCATAGGTCCTAGCGGAGCCACTGGCGCTATAGGGCCAACGGGGGCATCTGGCAGAGCAATCATAAGCGCAATTGGTACTGGAACAGGAGCAAACGGTGGATTTACTGGAATATACTTTTCTCTATCCGGATCAAGCGATACGGAGTTTACCTACACAACTCCTATTAGCTTGCCTACGGGACCATCTGGTGCGTCAGGAGTCAATGTAACAGGGACTCTTCTTTCTGGCTCTAGTCTTTATGGTGGAGATAGATTTTTAAGATTCCTGTTTAGCAATGGAACGACTGGGAGTTTGATTACTCTACCGACTGGAGCTACTGGAGTAGCTGGGGTATCTGGAACCACCGGACCAGTTGGTGGATTTTCTTTCGTCCTTTATGACGCTACTGGATTTAAGACCGGAGAGAATAATCCACCAAGAGCTTACGTAGAACAGATGGAGGGGAGCGGATATAACCCAACCATAAATTTCATAAAAGGTTTTACTTATGATTTCTCATATGCTGGATTAAATACAGCAATAATAAATGACGTAGCAACTAATGTACTTTTCTCTACTGGCGAAGAAGCAGGTTTACTAAGATTATGTTTCTTTAATACAGGCGTAGTTAGCGCAAGATATGTCTCAGGATCTATCCCAACCCCCGTTACTCTTAGCAATATTTTCGTTAATAGCTCATACGAATTAGACGGCTTTCGCGGCATTGTAAAATACGACGCAACCGCCAATTTAAAATACGGCTTTGAACTAATTAGCATTGACTCGGAGCTTTCTCTAAATCAGGTCTATGTTTTAGGATTTGTTAAATTATATGATGGCGCGCCTACTGGACCCCAAGGTCCTACTGGATCTACTGGACCTCAAGGACCCATGGGGCCTACCGGTCCACAGGGAGATCAAGGAAGTGCATCTCCAGTTATTACTGGCATTAGATTAGCGTCTGGCGTTGGAGTAAATTCTTATGTATTCATATCTTCTGGAGGTGTGGAAGCTAATCCCATTTCTCTTCCGACCGGAGCTCCAGGCCCAAGTGGATTAATTGGACTAACTGGCCCAATAGGTCCAAAAGGAGATACTTATAAAACATCTGTCTATTCTAATAGCGCGGGGCTTTCCGTTAGAAAAAACAGTAGCGCAGAAATAACTTTTCCATCTGCGATGAGTTTTACATTGAATGATGAGTTGGAATTTACTCACGATAACTTTAAAAATTTAGCTTACGGAGTAAATCAAAAACTATTATTTGTTGCAGAGAATACTGGAACTTATTGGAACGGAAGAGTGGTGGTTTACGATAACCTAGCTGGCCTTATAAAGGTTAACGTAGAAAGTCCTTATGGATGTAATTCTGCTCTTTGTTCTCTCTCCGCAGGTAATCCTATATTTAGCGGTATTTTTAATACTAATATTTTGATTGATGTTAATTTAGATATTGTTTCTGCGGTTGGACCTTCTGGAGCAACGGGACTTTCGGGAGTTCATGTGACTGGGGCGAGTAATGTTGGCGGTACTGGAATGTACTTCTCTTTATCTAATGGAAATACTACTAATACTATTTCTATTCCAACTGGTGGAGCTACTGGACTTATTGGTTTATCTGGGCCATCTGGAAGAGCTATAGTACAAGCTTCAGGAACTGGAGTTGGAACAAACGGTGGGACTTCTGGGGTAATATTCCTTTTGTCTGGGTCTGGAGATACATCATATAGCCAGACAAACGTTATTAGTTTGCCCGTTGGTCCTAGTGGCGCAACTGGACCTTATGTTTCTACCTTAATCCAGAACGGCAATCAGGTAAGCTTTGTATTAAGCACTACGGCTCAAATAAGTCCACCAATTACATTGCCAGCTGGACCAAATGGAGCGCAAGGACAAGCAGGCCCATACGTTGTATCTTCCACTAACGTTAATGGCTCTGGAATATTTTTCACCTTAACTAATGGTACTCATACTAATACTATCCAAATCCCCACTGGTGGACCTATAGGACCTATTGGGCCTACTGGAAGAACGATCATTTCTGCTTCTGGTTCTGGGGTGTCTGCTTATGGCGGTTATTCGAATTTAGTATTTTGGCTTTCTGGATCTGGTGATACAAGCCTTACGTCTTTGAGCCCTGTGCAATTTCCCATTGGTCCAAGTGGAGCTACTGGTGCGCAAGGCCCATCTGGAGTCATACATTTCAACATTAAGCATGTAGACCCGGACGACTCCTCTTATGGAGTTCTTTTGCAGTCTCATGCTGTAAATTACATTGACTTCTCAGTGCAAGACGCTTGGGATTGCAAGGTCACGGGTAACGATGTCGAGGTTCAATTTTTACCAACGTCATTTGCGACCGGACTGGTAACTACAATGAGGATAACTAATTCGGGGGCTCTCGATGGGGATATAAACGACAATCCTATCGTTTGGGGCACGGGGATTTATTGGCCTAATGATCAATCCCCATTCTTTCCAACAACAGCCGGAAGATCATTATTTACCACCTTTACGAGGTTCCCTAATAAAAACGGAAATCCAGTTTATATTGCTACTTATTCCACCAGTTACCATATATAATAGCTTATGAGCAAAGCCAAGACACCTAAGAAGACAAGTAAGTTACAGGAAACGATCCCTTTGATGGCTTCAGCTACGGCTTCGCCAACGACAAGAAGAAATAGAGCTGGTTCAATAGAAAGAACTGACCGTTATAAGAATATTGAAGATGGAATGATTCCATTTAAATACTCTAGTTCGTATAGCGATAAGAGTTCTTTGGAGATTAGAGACGCAGTAATGCTTTGTCAGAAGGCTTACTATAATTTTTCAGTCTTCAGAAATGTAATCGATTTAATGACCGAGTTTTCGGTGAGCAACATCTACTACCGTGGTGGAAATGCAAAATCAAGAGAGTTTTTCGACGCCTTATTTAATAAAATAAACCTTTGGGATTTACAGGATAAATTTTACAGAGAATACTATCGGTCTGGAAACGTTTTCATCTACAAGTTTGAATCTGAACTTTCTACTTCAGAGATATCGAAGATCACTCAAATTTTCAGCAAAGAAAAATCTCAAACTCAAGTTCTCGAAACGGACAAGAGCTCTTTGGAAAAAATAGCGATTAAAAAGAACATGATACCTTCTAGGTATACGATTCTCAACCCTGCCGACATCCAGTTGGTAAACAGGATAAGCTTTGCCTATGGAAACTACTCTAAGGTGTTGTCTGATTATGAATTAGATACCCTAAGAAATCCCAGAAGCGACGAGGACCTTGAGGTTTTTAATAGTCTTCCGCCAGAAGTTCAAGAGCAAATTAAGAAGAAGATCAACTCGGTAGTTTTACTTCCTTTGGATAAGGATAAAATTGTAGCTATTTTTTACAAGAAGCAAGACTACGAGCCCTTTGCTGTTCCGATGGGATTTCCAGTTCTAGAAGATATAAATTACAAGTATGAGCTTAAAAAGATGGATATGGCTGTTAGCCGGACTATGCAGCAGGCCATCTTGCTAATTACTATGGGCGCGGAACCGGATAAAGGTGGAATAAATCAGAAAAACCTTTCGGCGATGCAAGAGCT